AAGAAATACGCCTCAATAGAGATTAGTGTAGCAAGGGAGGCTGTAGCGCCGAAAAAAAATAATTAATGTAAATTTATTCTAATTTGTATAATATAGTTATTATGAACAATATCAATTATAGATTATACAAATTAGAATTTAGTAGTAGGCTTAAAAATTTTTATAGATTCTTTAACGTAATAGGAGAAAATTATAGTGAAACTGATGTTTTACCAAATCATATGTTAGAAAGTTATAAAGAATTTAAGGCTGATCTAGACAGAAAAGTTAAAGAATTAGATAAAGATATTCACTACGTAGAAAAAATTGAAAAATACTATAAGCTTTTTAGAATACTTGACAATTCAAAAATTGACGTGTTAGCGTACAAAGCTATTTTAAGTGTAGAAAGCAATTTATCAATTAAATCTTTACTTGAAAAATTCAAGCCTAAAAAAGGCTATAGTAAAAAGATACGATATGATACATTATCAAACGTTTCAGGAAGACTAAAAATATTAGATGGTCCTAATATCTTAACTTTACCTAAAAGATGTAGAAATATTTTTGAAAGCAGATTTAGCGATGGTAAAGTAATAAGTGTAGATTTTGTTAATCTTGAGCCTAGACTAATGCTTAAATTAGTTAACAAAGAAGTAAGTGGTGATATCTATAATGAAATAAAAAGAATTCTAGACTTTGAAAATGAATTAGATAGGTCTATTATTAAAAGAGCAGTAATTTCTGTGTTGTATGGTGCAAGTCACGAGAGTTTAAGAAATATTTCTGCTTCTAAGGCAGTTAAAATATTTAAGTCTGTCAAAGAGTTTTTTGAAATAGAGAAACTTTTAGAACTATCTCTAAACATAGACAAACATGGAATAAGAAGAAATTATTTTGGAAGACCTATTTGGAATCTAGACGAAACAAAAGAAAACATATTAATAAATAACTATATACAGTCCTCAGCTGTAGATGTTGCACTTCAATACTTTTCTCAACTTACAAGCATACTAGATTTAAACAGAGCAGTTCCAATATTTTTAATACATGATGCTATCATTTTTGATATCGAAAAAGAATATATTAATGAATTTAGTAATATAATTAAGAAAGGATACAATGATAAAGACTTAGGGAATTTTCCATTGTCTACAACACAGTTTAATACTAAATGTGATTAGTTAGGAAATAAAATGAACATTAATGAAAATCTACTTCACCAAATTGCAGCAAAATTTATCAAAGATGAAGACATACAGGTTGAAATAAAAGGAACTGCACTGCAGATTAAAACTCTTGAAAACCTTTTAAACACTTCAAGAAACTTGATGACTGAAGTTTGCAAAAAAGATTATGATATTGATCTAGTAATCGATATGATACATGAAAAAAAGGAACTAACTAAAAAGTTCCAAAATATCACGGGAATAGCGTGGAAACTTTAAAGGAAATAAATGTATAAAGAACGCGACGTTGAAACTTTATGGACAAAATACAATAACCTATTAGCAAAGCTTAAAGACGAAAACGTAGATAAACTGGTTGACTCATTCGGACAAAGAATATTAACAGGAACATACTCACAAAGAGAAAAAGAGCCTTTTTGTGGAATTGGTGGATTAGCTGAGTATTCTCTTACATTGGCAAAAACTGCAAGCAGTCTTAGTAACGCGCTCCAGTATGATCTTAACAAAGTCTCTATTATAAAAGTAGCATTGTTCTCTATTCTTGGTAAAACTGGATCACTCAATATCGAAAGATTTAAAGAAACAACTTCAGAATGGCATCAAGAAAAGTTAGGTCAATATTACGACTGGAACGAAGACTGCCCAAAATATCAAACTGAAGACATGACATTGTTCATACTACAGCATTTTAATATTTCTCTCTCATGGGAAGAGTGGCAAGCTATAAAGCTTTTAGAAAAGTCAACATCTGATGATAATAGGTTCTATGGATATCATAAAAACAGACTTACACTAATTATGCAAATGGCACACGAAGCTGTAATGAAAGATGAAAAAGACAAAATTGATATGCAATATACTGTGCCATTTTAATAAATATATAATATATTAAAAGGAATGAAGTATGAATCAAGAAGTATATCAAAAAGTTTTAGAAAAGATTCTAAACGAGTTTAGCACAATGGGCGGAGGAGCTGTTGGTGGCGTTTCAACCCCACTAGGCGCAGGTCCAAAGGCAGGTGCTAATGGCGAAGATATTTACAAAAAATCATCTTCTACAGATAAAAAACATCGTTCAAAAGGTAAAAAGAAAAAAACTTATACAAGATCAATTCAGTGGTATCTTAAAAACGGCGGAGAAAAAGGACGAAAACGATCATTTAAAGAAGCATTGTCTTATTATTGTGGAAGTGTTATAAGTGAAGCTAGGACTGCTAGAATAAAAGACTTTTCGAAAGAAGAAATTGTTAGTTTTCTAAGATATCTTAAAAATGATTTAAACGATAGCATAAGCTTTTCATCAACAGAAAAAATAGCGGGTCAGTCTATGACTGTTGGTATTAGAGGAACAGCTAAAGGAAACGCAGTTTACTGCGGCACTAAAGATGCTGTTATACAAATGGATGGAAATATATTTAGCAGCAGGTTTTATAAATCTAGTGCAACATCTAGATTAGTTAAAAATGCTTTTGTTAAAAATTTTAGAAAGTTAAGTCCGGGTGAAGAGATTATTCTTGGTATGGAAATCATAATAAACGATTATTCTAAACCTGATTATATTGCTTACGAAATACCACGTGAAAAGCAAATAGCTGCCATTTTCAGTATAACACCCGTTGGATCATTTACAAAGCAAGACGCAAACGCAATTTCAGGCAAATACTGGAATAGACGTTATAGGGCAAACTCAATATTAGAAGTCTTAATGCCTAATGATATACCTCTAAATCCTGCTATTGATTTAGACCAATCAATAATTTCAGAAATTGATGAGTTAATAGCCTTAACAATAAACTCTCCTTCAAGCAGGAATAAAGGTGAAAATTATCCTGTGAAAACTTATGTTGACAAAAATATATCACCTAGAATAAGAAGTCTTGTAAAAACAATCTTTCCTTCTAGCAATATTAATAGTCGAAGTCCGATAGAAGGAATTGCAGTTAATATGACGAGCAATGGACAAAATACTTTTTTCAAGGTTCCTAACCAAGACTTTGACGAATTACAAAGCATACAAGCTTCAGTTTATGCCGAATTTAAAACTAATAGTCACTTAGATAATATTGAAAGAGCAAAAGGGTTTATTTCTCAATTAGAAAATCCACAAAAAAAGCAGTCTTTTGCTAGGAATATCTTTAAACTGGTTAAGTATTTAAACAATAAGTCTACTTTACCTCTTAACTATAGGACTTTTTTTTCGCCTAAGAAATTTGATTTGTTTTGTCAAGAACTTTATAATGGTTTATTAAATAAGGATATTGAAAAAATATCAAACGCATTATACATAATATCAACTAGACTCTATACATCTAAAGGTAGCGAAAGCTTTACATCAACAAACTCAGAACAATTAGTTAAGTTTATTGAACAAAATAAATTAATTTAATATGTGTAAATATAAATTAAATAGAATATAATGTTATCACAATTGGTAACAAAAACAAAATTAAAAAATTAAAAACAACCAATTAAAAATTTAAACAAATACTTTGAAAGGTATTAAAAAATATGGCTATCGATCTAGCAGCAATCCGTAAGAAACTTGGACAACTCAGTGGACAGAATTCAAAAAAGAACTCAATGTGGCGACCTGAAGAGGGTGCAGAGACCACTGTTCGTTTAATGGCATACCCAGATAATGACGGACAACCGTTTAAAGAGCTAATGTTTTATTACAACATTGGAAACAATCCAGGCCTTCTTGCTCCATACCAGTTTAACAAGCCTGACCCAATTCAAGAGCTTATTACAAAGCTTAGAGATGAAGGTTCAAAAGAATCATATGAATTAGCAAAGAAACTTTATCCAAAGATGAGATGTTATGCACCAGTTGTTGTTCGAGGTGAAGAAGAAAAGGGCGTAAGGCTTTGGGCATTTGGTAAAACAGTTTATCAGACTCTTCTAAACTATATGCTCGATGAAGATTATGGTGATATCACAGATCCAATCGAAGGTAGAGATGTAAGAGTTAGTTGTCAAAAGAACCCAGGACAACAATGGGCTACAACAGACGTTAGACCAAGAGGAAAAGATTCACCACTATCAGAAGACTCAGGCAAGTCCAAGCAGTGGTTAGACTCTATCCCAGATGTTAACGACTTATTTGAAATGAAAACATACGAAGATCTCGAGCGTATTATTAATGAGTGGTTAAATGGTGATGATGAAACAGAAAAAGAGACAACAAGAGGAGGTTCTTCAAGCTCTTCTTCCAGTTCAAATGATGATTCTCCTGATGCAATCAATGGTAAGTATAAAAGCTTAGATGATGCATTCGCAGACTTAGATTCACTATAAGTTATAATCACACTTATAATGTATGATGCCAGCTTTTTGCTGGTATTTTTGTATAAAAACAAAGTAATTAATACAATAAAAGTATACTTTAAAAAAGGAATATAATGGCTAAAGCTAAAAAAGTTAAAAAAGAAGATAAGCAAGAAGATGTACAAATGAATGACTTCACATCTGACTTGATTAAATCCTTAAATAAGGAGAGAGGTGCAAGAGTAGCATATAATCTAAGCACGGATGAGTCTCCTACACATGTAAGCAGATGGATAAGTACAGGATCAAAGCAGTTAGATTATATAATTGCGAACAGAAAAAATGGTGGTTTACCTGAAGGTCGCATTGTAGAGATATTTGGTCCACCATCAATAGGTAAGTCACACATTGCGACTCAAATTGCTAAGTCAACGCAAGAGATGGGGGGAATTGTTGTATATATAGACACAGAAAATGCAACATCAGTAGAGAATCTTAGAATGTTAGGCGTTGACATAACAAAGAGATTTGTATATGTAGATACACATTGTACAGAGGAAGTGCTTTCTATTGCTGAGTCGACTATTATTAAAGCTAAAGCGATGGATAAAGATGTTCCTGTTACTATTATATGGGATTCTGTTGCAGCTACTTCGCCAAAAGCTGAGCTAACTGGTGACTATGATAAAGAAAGCATTGGTTTGCAAGCAAGGGCAATTTCCAAAGGTATGCGAAAGATAACAGGAGTTATTGCTAATGAAAAAGTTTTGATGGTATGTTTGAATCAAATCAGGACAAAGGTTGGTGTAATGTACGGTGATCCAACTACAACTCCGGGTGGTGAAATGCTTGCCTCCCTTGCAAGAGTCTAAAATGCAAATTCATCCCGTGAATTGCGAGAACGCCCTTAGAGCCTATAACACTACAACGTGGCAAGTAATTGCGAGCGTGAATGTTCAAAAAGTTATAGGATTGGGTAATTCGCAGCCAAGTCTCCTGGTGACAGGTTAAAGGTTCAGAGACTAGTATGATTAATCTTTTTATTGAAATTGTGTATAACTTTGCCGTTGCACAATATATAGCATGAAAAGGAGAAAATACCTATGAGCGCGGGACAAAAGTTTAAATGTGAAATATGTGGCAAAGAATTTAAAGCAATAACAAATTCTCATCTAAGGCGTCATGAAATAACAACTGAAGAATATAAAATGAAATATCCTAATGCAATTCTTGGAAACTTTGATAGATTTAACGCTTGGCGTCATTCAAATGAAAATAAAGAGAATTGTCGAAAGATGACAGAAAAAGTATACACTTCAGAAGAGATTAAGACTAAAAGAAAAAATAGAGTTAAAAAAGCAACCAGCACTAAAGAATACAAAAAAA